GGTCAGCCGGTGGTGCGCGGCGTCGTATTCCAGGTGGCAGCGCTGGCACCAGGCGGCGAGGTTCTCGGGCGCGCAGTTCTCCGGCGTGTGGTCGAGGTGGGCGATGGTCAGCACCACCAGGCTGGCCATCTCCGGGTGCGGCTCGTAGTTCGCCGCACGGCAGTCCGGGTGCGCCGGGCTGCCTTCGCAGCGGTGGCCGGCGCGCTCCAGGATGGCAGCGCGAATGGCTTTCCAGTTAGCCGGGTAACGCGCGCGGTTCTCGGGTTTGATGGGCATGGCGTTACTCGGCGGCCTCGCGCACATGCTCGATCGCCGTGTCCGGCGCGGCGGTGCGCCAGTCGGGCCAGGTGCGCAATTCGTTCTTGGTCAGCTTGGTGGCGAGCGCCAGGGCGATCGCGGCGGGTTCATGGCCGGCGCGCCAGGCGCCGTCGAGGGCCAGCATCACCACGTCGATCCATTCCATCAGGTCGGCGGGTTGCGCCTCGATCTCGGCCAGTTCCTTGCGGATGCGGGCGACGACGCCAGCGGTGCGCGGGCCGGGGCCGAAGGTGCGCTCGGAGAACAGGCGCTGGCGGTGCAGATGCGCGACCAGGTCAAGGTGGGGCGGGCCGAAGGCGCGGGCGGCGTCCCAGGCGGCGGTGTAGGGCTGGCAGGCGCTGCAGACGCCGACCCCCCGGCCGCGATCAAGACGCAGCCAGTAGCAGCCGCCTGCACAGGCGTGCCGGTCGGTGCAACCGCAGGCGATGCACGCGGCATTCTGCTCCTGCAGGATGGCCTGGGCGATGCCGGCCGCGGCGCTGGTTTCGCGCTGCGCGATCTCGGCGGCGGTGGGGCTGCGGCCGGTCATGCTGCCACCGCCTTCCCCGCCTTCGCCTTGCCCTTGGCGGCGCGCGGCTTGTCGTCGTCGCCCTGGCGGGCGGCGGCGGCAGCGATGACCAGCTTGGTGAGCTTCTCGGCATCGTTGTCGCCGACGGTGATGTAGTGCTGGTCGGCGCCGGTGACGGTGCGCACGCCGATCTTCCTTAGGTCCTCGGCGTCGAGCGTGGCCAGGGCATCGACCACCAGCGAGACTTGGGTTCTGACCAGCAGATCGTATTGCTGCGGCAGGAGCGCCAGGACGCGCTTGGCGACGACCTCATCATCGTCCCAGTCCAGCGTGTCCTCGGCCTTGCGATAGCCGGCCTTGACGCCATCCACAGCCAGGCTGCGCGGTTTGACGAAGAGGTGGGGGCCGCGCACCAGCAGCTCGGTGAGTTCGGCGTGGGCAAGCGCTTCGGCGGCGGCGTAGCCGTCCAGGGTGGCTTTGTAACGCTCCAGAACGGGCGCGATCATGCCTTTGATTTCGGCCTGCAGCAGCGCGGCGCAGCCGGTGGTGTCGTTGTGCCGGGCGGCCAGGTGCTCCGCGGCGGCGCGGATGTCGGCGAGGGTGATGGGGGTGCTCATGATTCAAAGGCTCCTTCGGCTTCAAGTTGGTCGATGGGGTTGGCGCCGCTGTTGGTGAAGGCGGCGCGCAGTTTGCTGGCCATGCTCAGGGTGTGCAGGCCGCGGCTTCTGAGCCAGTCGTAGGTGGCTTCGACTTCTTCCCATGTGGCGGCGATGTAGTAGCCGGTTTTGGGATGGGCGCAGACTGGCACGCCTTCGTCGATCAGTTCCTCGCGCAGCTTGCGCACACCGCGCGGTGTGGTGTCGAGCATGAAGGCCAGGGTCTCGACGCTGCGGCCGTTGGCGGCGCCGGCAAGCAGGACGCGGCGCAGGCGTTCGGTGGTGACGGCTTTTTCAGTGCTCATGGCGGGCTCCTTGGGGGGTGAGCTGATAGCGGCGATTGCCGCGCTCGTGGCCGGTTTTGACGATCAGCCCTTCGGCTTCGAGCGCGGCGATCAGGTAATAGATGCCGTTGCGGGTGAGGTTGGGCAGCGCGGCGCGCAGATCGACATAGCGCCGCGGCTTGCCGTCGGCCAGGGCGTGCAGCAGGTGACTGCGGTTGCGTTCGGCGTTGGCGGTGCTGCGGCGCTTTCCATTGGCCGAGCGCGGCGAGGGGGCCGGCGCCACTTCGACCTGATGCGCCTCGATATACGCGGCGTGGCCGGCGACCTGCGCGCCCCAGGAGAGCAGGCCGGCGCTCATATCTGTTCCTCGATCGCGTTGGCCTCGACGAAGTCGAAGAAGCGCCGCAGATCGTCGGCGGAGAGGCTGACCGCGGCGTCACCCTTGGCGATCAGCAGCCGCCGGTTGGAAAACCAGGCGAAGTCGGCGTCCGGCTCGCGCTTGGCGATGCAGCCGGGGATCGGGTCAATGCTGCGCGAGGCGTTGGTGATGGGCACGGCGCTCATGACGGCACTCGCTCGAACCACTGCACGCGCACGCCGTCGAGCAGGAACATGCCGACGCGGTAGGGGCCCCGGTCGTCGATTCCGCTCATGTCGTAGCTGGCCTCGCCGACCTCTACCAGGGCGCGCACGCCGGGGGTGTCGCGTATCCAGACGACCGGGGCGGCGGTGACGACTTCGGCGTAGAAGGCGAGGATCTCGTGGCCGGCGCGCATCAAGGCGGTGGAGGCGTCGAGGATGGTTTGCATGTAGGCATGCACGCCCATTGCCGGGGGGGTCGGGTCCGGTTTGGTTCGGGCAATGCGCAGGTGGGTGACGGTGGCGCTCATGGCTTTTCCTCCAGTGGTTTCAACGGGCAGCGCTGGCAGTCGCGCCAGATGCGCATGGCCTGCGGGTTGTGGGTCGGGGCGGGCTGGTTGGCTTTGCGGCATTCGGCGCGCGGGGCGCGGGCGCCGATGGCGGGGCAATCGACATCGGATTCGAGGTCGAGGACGCGGCTGATGAAGGCCGGCGGCACGTCGGCGTAGGCGCTTTTGCCGGTGGACATGGCGCGGCTGACGTAGCAGCGCTTGACGCCCATGCGTTCGGCGACGCCGGCCTTGCCGCGCGGGTGCAGGGCGATTTCGCGGGCGAGGATGGCGCGCCAGTCGGGCGCGGGCGTGGTGAAGGTGTCAGGTTCCATAGATGGCGTCTTCCTCGGTAACGGGCCGGACCCAGACGGTCTTGCCCAGGTTGGGGTCGTAGATGGTGTCGGCGCGGCAGACCATCGGCGGGCGCGGCCCGGTGTTGCTGATGAGCTGGTAGCGCGACTGGACGCCGCCGCGGCCGGTGCCGTGGCCGCGCCGGGTTTCGCGCAGGTAGCTGGCGCACAGCAGATTGCGCAGGTAGTCGGCGGCGGCGACCTCGCGCACGGTCACGGCCGGAGTGCTGGCGTAGGCGGCGAGTTCCCTGGCGTTGATGTCGCCCTTCTGCATGCGCAGCGTGCGCCACATCTGTTCCTGCGCTAGACCCATCGTGACAGGGGTGCCGTCTTTTCTGACGCGCGGGGCCTCGGCGCCGGCGTCGCGGGCAAGCTTCCAGCGTTTGGCAGACCAGCGCCCGCCGGACGTGGCCGCCTGGGCCGCGGGTGCCAGGTAGCCGGCGCGCTCCAGGCCGATGACGTAGCTTCGGACGGTGTCGGTGCATTCGCCGCCGGCGGTGAGGTCGGCGAGGGCGAAGTCGGTGTGGTTGGCCTGGTCCTGCTTGCGGATGCGGTCCCAGACGCGCTGGCGCAGGCCCTTGCCGCCGGCGAGTTCGAGGTGGGCGGGCTTACGCGGCATGCTTGGCCTCCTTAATCAACCACACGCCGCGAGTCTGCTCACGGACAAGGTGATCGCCCTCACCCCAGAGCTTTTCCGTCAGCCGTTCGACCGCCTGCTTGGCGCCGGTGGTGCAGCTCACCGTGGTGCCATGCGCGCGCACGACATAGGCGCTGCAGTTTTCCCTCACCGTGACGATGTACTCGTTATTGAGCGGGCTCTTGGCGGCCATCACCCGGCCCTCCGCGGCGCTTCTCCTGTGTAGATCGGGGTGTCGCCCCAGCGGCCAAGATCGACCTTTTCCCAGCCTTCGACGGCGGCCTTCTCGGCGATGCCGTTGAGATTGACGCAGACGCGGCGCACGCTACCCCCTGACAACTTGACCAGGTGGTCGAGCAGATCGTCGGCGACCTTGATGCCGGGGGCGTAGATGGGGCCGAGTGCCTTGGCATCCTGCAGGCTGACGGGCTGGGCCGGCACCCAGGACAGGACGCGGCTGTGGAAGCGCTCCCAGCGCTTGAGCTTTTGCGGCAGCAGCTCTTCGCCGGCGATGATGATCGGGCTCTGGCTGCCTTCGTAGATGTCGCGCACCAGCTCGACCAGGGCGTCGCTGCGGGTGCAGTGGTCGAACTCGTCGATCATCAGCGGGCGGCGGCTGGCGGCGAGCTGGGTGCAGATGGCGTCCAGCATGTTGGGGATGGTGCCGTTCTGGCGCAGGCCCATTTCGACCAGGATTTTCTCCAGCAGGGCCTTGCGGCCCCAGGCGCTGCGCATCTGCACGTAGTAGGCGCGCGTGGCGTGGGCGGCGGCGAGCAGGCTGGTGGTCTTGGCGTAGCCGGCCGGGCCGTAGAGCACGGCGAAGCCGGGCAGGCCGTTGGCGCGGCCGTTCAAGCGCTCCACGGCGGTGCGGACCAGGTCCAGGTTGTGTATCTGTGCGGTTTGTGACATTCTTGCTTCTCCCTAGTGGGTGCTTCAAACGGGCCGTCGCGCGACTGCAATCACGCGGCGGCCTTCCTTTTTCCCGCCTCGGCGCGGTACTGCGCGGAGGCCGGGTACATGCGGTGCCAGCGGGCGTCGGGCTCAGAGAGCAGCTCGCCGGCCTGCAGGCGGGCGTCGATGGCCTGCCACTCGGCGTAGTTGTCGGCGGGGGTGCGGTCGGAGCGGGACGCGGGCGCGGCTTGGACTAAATTGCATTTCTCCGCTGCAACTTCGTCCGCTGCCGGCGGCAAGGCGCGCTGCGCCTCGGTTTCGTCGGGCATCGACATGGACGAAAGGGCCGCGGCATCGATCACCCGCCCGCCCAGGACGATCTGGCTGGCCATCGGCGCGGCCAGCGCGGGGGCGCCGTGCAGCTCCTCCAGGATCTCGTCGCGCTTGGCATCGACGCGCGCCAGCCGGCCCTTGGCACGCCGTTCGCGGGCCTGCTGCACCACGGGCACGGGCATGTAGTGGCGGCGGTTGCCGTTGGCCTGCGCTTCGCAGATGAAGCGGCCTTCCGGGGTATAGACCCAGATCCGCGACGGGTCGTGGATGTCGTAGGCGATCTGGGCGTCGATGCCGTGGAATTCGGCCAGCTCGCGGGCAAAGTAGATGTTGGTGAAGAGGTTGATCTCGGCGCGCTGTATGGTGCGGGTAACGCGTGGGCGGAACAGGGTGTCGATGTCCTCGGCCTTGATGGCGTGGGGCTGCCAGCCGCGGGCCTCGAAGGCGCGCCAGGCCAGATCCGGCGAGGTGCCCTTGAGGCTACGGTGGGCCTTGGCGTTGTACTCGGCGACACGGTCGTCGATGAACTGCACGAAGGATCAGGGGCATGGCGCCGCCGTTTTTCAGCGCCTTGCGGGTGACCTTGAACTGCTGCAGCCTGGCTTCGCGATCCATCGCGGCGCCGATGTAGCTGGGCAGCTGCTTGGCAGCCTGGACGAAGATGGTCTGGTGGGCGCGCTCGATGACGCCGCGCGCCTGGCTGTTGTAGGCGATGCTGTGGCGCATGTCGGTGCCCAGGCGCGCCATGAGGCCGGTGGTCTCGTCTTTCATCATGGCGTTCTGATAGCCGCCGCCGTTATCGACGTAGAAGATCGCCGGGATGCCGTTCCTTTCGGCGGCGTGGCGGATGGCGTCGGCCACCGCGGTACCGGATTCGGCCAGGTCGATGCTCCAGCCCGTGCAGCGGCGGGTGGCGATGTCGAGGATGGCGGTGATTTCCGGGCGGAATGGCCGGCCGTGCAGGGGGTGCTGGACCTCGGCGTCGAAGCAGTGGCCGTCGGCCGTCCAGATGTCGTTCGGCTCCAGCAGCGAAAAGTCGCGGCGGATGAAGGGCTGGATGTTCTTGAGTTCGCGGGGCCCCATGCGCCCGCGTTCGCGGGTGACGGTGCCGAGTTTGTCGAGGAAGCGGCGTACCTGGTGGATCGAGGGCCGCTCGGCGGCGGTCCAGGCGTTACAGGCGTCGCGGTAGGCGGCCTCGATCGATGGCTTTTGCGGCTGCTGGTAACGCTCCAGAAAGACCTTGGCCCAGGGCGGGATGGTCATGTCGCGCTGGGCGATGCGCGGGGTCAGGTCGGGGGCGGCAATCCAGCGTTTAAGGGTCCGGATCGACGGCAGGCCGGCGTCGGACCCTTTGCGGCCACGGCCGTCGCGCGCCAGCTGCAGGGACTTGACGACGACCGGGTCGGCGCGGCCGGAGGCGGCGAGTGCCAGCAGGGTCTGCATGGCGGCTTCCTGGCTGCAGCCGGCTTCGACCTGGAAGCGCCGGATGGCGGCGACGACGCCGGCGCGGGCGTCGCGCTCCATGCGCTGGTGGTCGGTGAGGTCGGCGCAGCGGGGCATAAGAAGGCCGGCCATCGTCAGTTTCGACGCGGCCGGCAAAACCCCGGCGGTGGTGGCCGGGGAGGAGGAGACGGTGGGGGTAGCGAGTTTGCTTTCCAGCAGGGCTTGGCGGGCGGGGGCGGGCAAGGCAGCAACGGCGTATTCCTTGCGGATGCCGGTGCGGCCGCGGGCGGGGACGGCGTTGCAGGTCCAGCCTTCCCGGTCGGCGCGGTCGCGGATGTTGCGCTCGGTGGTGGGCAGCCCCGGCAGATTGAGGCCGGCCAGCTCGGCGGCCGAATAGTGGGTCTTGGTGTGCGTCATTCCCCTTCCCCCATCTGCTGCTTGAGCAGCTTGATTTTCTTGGCGGCGTCGTCGCGGGTGCGCTCCAGGCGGCCCAGTTGGGCGTGCAGGGTGTCGCGGCCAATCATCAGTTGGCCGCCGCGCACACCGGCGAGCCACGCGGTGAGCGCGGTGGTCTCGGCGGCGACCTCGAAAGCCGGGATGAATTCCAGCGGCGCGCGCCAGGCTTCGCGGCTGGGAGCGGTCCAGGCGTGGATCTGGTGTTCGGTGATGTTCTGGCCAGTGAGTTCGGCCATGCGCGCGGCGATCTGGTGCGCGTTGAGCGGACTTGCCTTGATGGCATCGGCCATCAGGCGCCGCACGGCCAGGCTGAAGTCCATTTCGCCGGGCCAGGCGGCGGCCGGCACCGGTACCGCAAACAGGTCGCCCGTCAGGGCGTCGGCGGCGCGGCGCATGGCTAGGCGGCGACGGCTAGATTGCCATTGACGGCCCGTGCTGCAGCGTTACACTGCACAGCACGGAATCCGCGAGGCTTCGGCTCACCTGTGGCGTAGTAGCGCGACGGCCAGATCTCTTTGGGATGTACGCCCAGCGCTTTTGCGATGC